TCGGGTAAGAAGGAGAATGTGTGGGCATATGATTGCCCCACAAAGGTTGGAGATTGCGGAGCTCCCCTCACCATAGCCGAACCTCGCTTCTATGGAGGTAAGGCCATCATTGGTATGCACATTGCTGGTAGGACTCAGTCATTGATGTCCTTTGGGTGCAGGGAAGGGTACGCGAGTGCCCTGACCTACGAGCTCATTGAGGGACTCGTTAAGAAGTTCCAGCGTGTGCCCATTAAGGATAGGTTTGATGAGGATATGGAGGCTCGTGGTGTGGAGCTTGAGGTGGAACAGGAACCAGCGTCTGAGCAATCAGGCCTGGTGTCTGGGTCCATCACATATGTGGGCAAGATGCCCCGTGACAGTGTGCTGAGCCAGGCTTGCAAGAGCAAGCTTAAGCGCACTACGTTCACCGGCTGGGGCCCATGCCCAGTCGCACCCGCTCATTTGCACCCCGTCCGCAAGGGCGACCAGCTTATCAGGCCCATGCATCAGGCTATGGCTAACTACCGTACGCCTGTGAGGCCCAGTGTGTTGGTGCGTCCACGTGCAGTGATGGGATTGGCCATGCAGCAGCACAACAAGCTGTCTGCAAACTGCCCGCGTCATGTCCTCACATTTGAGGAGTCAGTGGAAGGAGTGTCAGCCATGAAGATCAAGGCCATTAACAGGTCTACGTCTCCTGGTTGGCCTTGGCGGCTTATGGCTGCCAATGGTAAGAAGGATTTCTTTGGTGCAGACCAGGAGGTCCACTATGATTCTGAGTTGGCCGTGGTGATCCGCGCTAGGGTAGAGGAGATTATCGAATCCGCCAAGCGTGGTGAGCGGTTGTCACATATTTATTGTGACTTCCTCAAGGACGAGACCCGTCCTTTGGCCAAGGTTGAGGCGGTGGCATCGAGAGCAATCTCTGGTGCCCCTCTTGACTACACCATCGCAGTGAGGATGTACTTCGGTGCATTCCTTTCATCCATGTTTGTGCACCACACGGTGTCAGGCATGGCTCCCGGGATCAACTACTATTCAGAGTGGTCGGTCCTAGCTCGTGAGCTCCTCCGCAAGGGTGACAAGGTGTTTGCTGGAGACTTCAAGGCATTTGATGCTTCGGAGCAGCCAGACATCCATCAGTACATCCTTGCATACATCAATGACTGGTATGACCAGTTTGAGGTGGATCCAGTTGGGAGGCGTGTGCGCGAGGTCCTTTTTGAGGATCTTGTGCATTCGCGTCACCTGGCTGGGGATGGCCCAGTGCTTGACACTGTGGTCCAGTGGAACAAATCCCTGCCTAGTGGGCATCCGCTCACTACGGCTGTCAATTCCATGTACTCTCTGTACACCCTCACGGCCTGCTATGTTGAGGCCACGGGGGACTATGAGAATATGTGGGACCATGTATTCATTTGCACCTTCGGCGATGACAACGTTGTCGGTGCCGATGACGACACCATCGAAGTCTTTAATCAGGTGAGTGTCGCCAGGATGATGAAGGAGAAGTTCAACCT